AAACTCAACAAGCGCGGTAAGAGCAAGGCGAACAGTTGCCCCGATGCTCTCCCAACCCTTTTGAGTGTTCATCGTGTTAAACCACGATTTGATACCGTTCTTGATATTCGTACCAAGAGAGGTGAACAGTCCCGGTGTCTTCAGATAACTGTTTATGAAATTGAAAAGACCGATGCCGAACAGCGCAACGGAAGAACCAAGCGTTTCCCACTTGATCCCGTTGACAGCATCAATCGTCATCTGCCCGACTTTCGTCCCTAACGAAGAGAAGTCTGTAGTAGACAAGAACCCGTAAGAGGAACTAATGCCGGAGTTAATGATTCCTGCTATCGCCTTGCCCGTCTTTGACGGTTTCCATTTCCCGACCGCCTTATTTACTGCCGTTCCGACTTGTTCTCCTAACTTTTGGAATTTGACCTCATCGAAGAACGTAGCAACCGTGCTGGAAGCCGTGTTAATCATGCCGCCGATGGTTTCACCAAGCGAAGACCACAGATGATCGTTGCCGATAAACCCGTTGATCGTACTTGCCAGTTTGGACGCTACGCCGGACGCTTTTGCTTCGATGTCTTCCCAGTTCAGTTTGTCCAGGCTATCAGCGATAGCTTCTGCAAGCAGATTGCCGATTTCTTCAAAATCTCCGGCATCAAACGCTTTACGGAGCGCGGCTGCAAGTCCTTCTTCGGTATCGACAGCGACCGTAGTGAACATCGAACTATAGTCCGTGCCGTTACCGCCACCGCCACCACCGCCCGAACCGCCGCTACCCGAACCATCATCGGGAGCATTGAGAACGTGCAGTTCATCGAAGGACATTATCGTCCGCTTGTATTCTTCAGCCGCTTTCGCCGCTTTTCCTGCACCCCCGGCAGCACTATTAGCCGCCGCCGCAACATCCGTCCAACCCTTAACAGCCTGGACAGCGAAGCCCTTGCCAGTAAGGACAGCCATGAACCGCCCGATAGCATTAAGGGCAGATGCAAGCATATCAATGAAAGCAGAAATGTACGGAGCAACCACGTTGACGATAGGAGCAAATGCCGCCGCCCATGCGTTCTTCAGATAGTTAAGCGAAGAAACCATTGAAGAAATGCTGTTATTGTACTCCGCGCTATAATGCGTCAGATTGTCCGAACCTTCCTTAATGCCGGAAGTCAAAGCACGGATAGCCGCAGTAATCGCTCTACGGAACGCAATCAGACCGATGAACTGTCCAAGGGATCTGCCACGAAGAAGACCGCCGCTCCGCTTCTCTATGCCAAGAAGACTACGAAGACTACTACCGAGCTGTTTAACAGACTTGAGCGGATGAATGATAGCCTTTGCCATCTTCGCCGCGCCGGATGCAACGCTCTTTGCGGCTTTACCCATGACGGACATAATCTTCTTCAGAGCAGGAGCGACCTCACGAAGATCCTCAAGAAACCTCGTCCAACCATTCTTTTCGATTGGAACGGATGATATTTCCTTATTCAAGGAACGTGCCGCAATTACCGCATCCCTTGCTTCAGCGGCAATATCTCTTTTGGTTTCTTTGTCTTTTAGATTCCCGGTATCGTCAATCGCCCGTTTCGCAAGCCTCATTCCTGCGGCAACTGACGCAATCCCTTTAGCCATCGCTTCGATAGCAGGAAGGTTGTTCTCTTTAGCGTACTCTCTTACGCGCTCTGTATATTCCTCTATCAGTTTATTTCTTTTTGCGATAGCCTGTTCCGTTTCTGAAGTCTTTCTGCGGAGATCGCCCATAGCATCAGCCGCACTCTTGAAATCGCCCGAAGACTTTTTGGCTTCCATTCCTGCACGGGTAAGTCCACCGTCACTACGCTTCAGCTTCGTGCCGAACACGCCACGGTTGCTTTCCTCTTCAAGTTTCTTTACGCTGTCCGTAGCCTGTTTCGTAGCCGCAGAAACCCTCGCCGCCGCTTTAGCCTGTTCTTCGATCTCTGCAATCGGATTCTTTTGAGAAACCGCAGGAAGCTGTTTAGCCTTTGTGACATCCGCAACGTAGTCCCTTACCGACTTGAACATCTGCTCGTTCATGCCGGAAAACTTCGGCTTCACCTCGGCAGCATCGGCAAGCGTCATCTTCTTACGGACTTCGTCCATTACTTTATTGAGCTTTTCCGCTTGACTTGTATCAACCTTCGGAGCGACCTTTTTGCTGTTTACTTCCTTTGTCGCTTTAGCAGACTTCTCCGTGACCTTTTCGATCTTTCTGATAGCACTACTTATATTCCCTAATGCTTTCAAATCGCCGGACATGGAAGCAAGTTTCTGCGCTACCTTGTCGAGATGATCCGCAAGTTTATCAAGAGCGGCAATCGCAGAATTAGCCTGTGCTTCTACTTGTACTTCTAAAGATTTGATAGGAGCTTCACTTGCTGCCATCTGCGTCACGCCCTTTCGTCTTCCGTGGTAAACCCAAGTTTCTTATTCAGCGCAATAGCATAAGCACGGAAGTTAGCCGCAGCGATTTGATCTGCCGCCCTCTGCGCTTCCTCGTCATCACGCCTAATCTGTGTAACGGAATACGGCTCATTCGGATACGGTGATTTCTTGCCGTCAAAAGCAGCTCCAATAGCCGCAAGGAAGTAAGAACCGTTAAGCCATGCGATATAGTCCTCACGGTCTGCCTGTTCCTGCCTATCGTATTCGTAGTTCCTCTGCCATATCTCAAGCCGTTTCGGATTCATTTCCCAAAAGACCTGGTAGGGAACTCCGTATCGTAGCGATACTGGAAGCCAAACGCCAAGAATGTACTCCGTATAGGAATTGAATGTTATTCCGCTGTAGTCCCTTCTTCTTTGGATTCGGATTCCTGTTCCAGCTTCACCGTCTTCTTCTCCTCGGTCTGGAACAGTTTCTTGAAAAAACCCGAATTGTTGACGGCTTCACCGAACGCATTGTAAATCTCTTCGATACTGCCGCCGCCCATAACGTGCTGCTCGATCAAACGCTCCGCTTCTTCTCTTTCTTCGCCTGTTACACAGCAGACGAACCCCATCGCAAGCAGGAACATCTTCTTTTTCTGAAATGCGTCAAGCACGGAGAAACCCTGGTCTTCCATGATCGTGAAGTGCTTGAACGTAAGCTCCGGCACGTTGTACTTCTTGTTATTAATCTTTACAGTAGCCATTTTCCATTTCCCTTTCGCTTATACAAAAAAAGGGCGACCGTTTCCGACCGCCCCAAGTGACCGCTGATCCTTACGAAGCCGCAAACGTGATGACCGTAGACGGAAGAACGTGGATCGTCATTTCGCGAACACCGTTGACCGCACCTTCGTTCGCGCTCACGGTAAGCTGCCCCTGCCAGGTAAACTTACCTTCAGAAGCACTCGCCCCGAAGTCAAGCTCGAAGTAAAGATCCTTGTTCTCATCGCCCTGGATAGCCGCAAACTTCGTAGCATCCCAGTTAGCCGTGAAGTCCATAGCTTCGATGCTCTGTACGCCAGGGACGAAGGTCTGCATGGTATCTTCCATATCCGTGGTTTCAAGAGTTTCCGGCGAACCGAAAAGCTGCGGATAGGATTTGATCTTCGTGACCTGGGCAACCGCCTGTGCGGAAGCACCCCATTTAAGGACGGTATTGATAGTCGAAAATCCTGCCGACATCAGTTAATCTCCTTTCAGTTAAATGTAAATCTCTCAATGTCGCTCAAACCATGCACGATACGGGAGAACCTTGCCACCATCCGATACAGATTCGGATGTCTGGCATCAGCAATCTCATACGGACCGTAAGTCCGTGTATAACTCATGCCACGCATAGCATCGCAAGCGGCATTGATAATGTTTCGTGCTTCATCTATCCCGACAGCGGAATAGACTTGAATCTCCATCGCCGATTCGACCGCAAGTTCATCGCCAAGTTCATATTCGCCAAGTTCTACGCCGACTTCCGCATTGTTGATGCTCTTTACGGAAACCGAAGGGAAGGAAGGAATCGTAGCCGTCTGCGAATTCTGAAAGTGCGTAGCAGGATAAAGACGCTGAACGTAGGTCTTTACGTTCGTGTAGACCCTATTAGATACATCCTTCATCTGAATATCCTTTCTGCGACCCTCTCTAACTGCCGTTCCATTTCCTGTCCACCACGGTACATCGGCATAGACGCTTCCATACCTTTAGTGCGCTTTTTCTTCCCGTAGGCATCGTAGTAGACCCAACCTTCGGGATTCTCCCAGTTGGCGTAGTCGGGATTCTGCCGTGGAGCTTCGGAAGGATAAGTTCCTGCCCCCATTCCATATTCGCCCTCAAGAGGATTATGCTCTCCTGCTAAACCAACAGTACCCGAACCAAACTCAAGAAAAAGAATAGCGTCACTTGATACGATCACCCGTGCTTTGTAGCGCCCCGATCCTTCACTTCCATCTTCAAGGATAGTGACAGATCCTAATGTTTCGCCCGTGTAAACGTGCGCTGCCAGGATGGATACGATTTCCTCATATCCGATTTCAGCCATCTTCGATACGAACAGATGACATTTCCTGTCCAGTTCATCGGCATACGCTCTGATCTCTTTTGCCGCATTGTAGAACGAACGTGCCGATAGATTGCACTTAATGACTTTAGTTCGCACCGTTCTTCGACCTCACCTTCACAGGGATCGAAAGAAAGTTAAGACCGTCAGCCGGACGAGCATTTACCGACCATATAGCACTTGTAGCAAGGGCATGACCCTGTTCGTCAGTTTCAGCAGTTCCTTGACCGATGATGCACGTTTCGTCAATCCCAAGCAAAAAATCGTTTGTCATGATCCTGCGTTCGCTGTCAACATCCACACCGTAAGTAGCCGGATGTGCAGAACCGCCGAACCCTGTGTAGCCGCGACCTGGAGAAATGACCGCCTTAAAGTAAGTCGGAGCAGTATAAGTGATCTGCGGAAGACCAGTATAGTCCCCGTTAGCGTCCACCGTTTCCGTTACCTCAAGCGGTTTCGCGAACCAAAAGTCACGCTCGTTTCGCTTCAGCATCCTCATAGCAGCACCTCACGCTATAACAGCAATCGGCGTAACGCCATTCAGAAGCCGTCTGCGGTCTATGAAACTGCGATACTCACCGTTCTCGTTGATGGTAGATTGACCTTCAGCACCGCGAATATTGAAGTCATACATAGCAAGATCGTATACGTTCGTGTAGAACTTCCATAAGTCAGTTTCTACCGCCGTAGCATCCATATCAGCCGGATACTGCCTTGCCCTTGTGACCTCTCTAATCGCGTTCTGAACCTTCAGAAGAAGGACAGGCTGATCCGCAGAAGCCACGTTAATATCCGTTATGAGATTGTTGTAAACGGTAGTTTCAAGTGAATCAGCCATGTTCTATACCTCTTATTTCTTGGCAGACTTTTTCTTTGCGGCTTTCGGTTTCTCCACAGGCTTTTCTTCCGGCTGGGGAACATAATCTTTCAGTTCTCTGTAGCCGTACTGAAGAAAAATGTGAACCTTATCGTCCGCAACAGAAATCGGATTGCCGTCTTTCGTTACATACGCCATGATCAAACGACCGTCAGCGTAGTCTGTGCAGAAGCAAGCACCGTATTACCCTGTTTCCACTCAGCCTTGATGATCGTAGTGCCAGCCGCAGCCGGAGTAACCACGCCAGTAGTCTGATTGATCGTAGCCGTAGCCGTGGTAGCAGAAGTCCACGCAAGCGTACCGCCAGCAACATCAACCATCGGGGCAGCTTTCATCGTCAGAGCGTCCGTAGTACGGATGACAGGACTATCCGGGAAGATAATCGCAGAAACCGTAGAACCGACACCGACCGCAATAGAGCAAGCCTTGTTCGTAAGAATGAACGCATCATAACGAAGCCGTCCTTCCACAAGGAAACCATTAATGCCAGCCGGATTGTCATGAATCTTATAGTCCATCAGCTTGATCGGGGACGGAATCGACCCAAGCAGACACATGACGAACTTAACGCCAGACGGGAAGTAGGAAGTCGGAGCTTTCACGATAATGACACCATCGGCTTCACCGACAACGCCATTGATCGAAATCTGCTGGGACATATCGCCCTTCTTGATGAAGTTGTCATCCAGTTTCAGCGCATTGTAGAACGCCGGAGTGACATACGCCACACGACCAGCCGCCGGAACTTTGTCATCATCCAGGGCTTCACCAGCCGTCAGAAGATCCGCATACGGAGAGGAAGTGCAGATAACAGGATGAGCAGCACCGATCGCCGCTTTGCCAAGTTTGTAGGTATCAATTTCCGGGATGGCAACCTCATCAATCTGCCGTGCAAGAGCAGAACCAGCCGCCATAACGCCCTGTGTATCATCGACCGATTTGCGGTCAATCGTGAAGGTGAAGGAACGATCCTGTTCGACCTTCAGTTCCTGGAGAACATTCTCAAGTTCAGACGGAGTGCCGTACCGGGAAGATCCAGTAAGCGAGTAGTTGTTCATTCCGACCGTGGGGATCGAAAAGACCTGGACAGTTTCAACACCGACCCAATCATAGTCGAAGTTGTCCATGCCGTTGGTAAGCGCACCAAGACGGAAACGCTCATCCACTACTGTGGAATAACGCTCTGCATAGTTAATCATTTTAAGTCTCCTTTACTTTGATTTGAAGCCTTTGAGGAACATATCGTCTTCCTCTGAACCGTTGTCTTCGCCATGTCCGGCATTGACCGTAGGGCGGTTAGAGAGCCATGCGTCCTGTGCGTTCTTCACAGCAGATGCCACGGATGCGTCACGGTGAGCGAAAACCCTGTTCATAAGGGATTCCATATCGCCGGAAGCCTCGTATTCCGCACATTCGTTCGCAGTAGTCTCGTCCATTCCCTGTTTCAGATACCGATTCTTGGCTTTGATGACAGCCAGTTCGTGGGAAATGTTGTCGTACATCTCCTTCTGCTTCGCTTCGGTTTCTCTCCGGGCAGCTTCAGCCTGTTCCTCTGCGGTCATGCGCTCATGTAACTGACGCTTGTAGTTCGCCGCTTCGGAAGAGGATTTGTCGAACGCAGACTTGAGTTTCACACGCTCGGCTTTCAGCTGATCAAGTTCAGCACGAAGATCCTCAATAGTCGGCGCAGCCGGAATAGCCGGAGTAGCATTAGGATCTGTCCCTGTTCCGTTTTCATTTTCAGTATTCATTTGTCTCCTTGCGTTTTAAGGTCTTCTCTGACCGTCAATGCGATTTACGGCTTCTCTGCCGTTTTAGTTCGTGCGCTTTTTACCGTGATCTCCCACGCATAAAAAAACAGACACCTTGCAATAGTGCCTGTTTCTATCTGAAGCAGCCGCCTATTCTGCTACCGGGCGGCACGGCAGGATCTTTATTTGTTTTAGGCTTCACGCGATCCAACGTGAAGATGTCATTGTTAGAAGTACGCCACGGAGCAGCGGCATCCGATGATTTCACTCGCCGGAGCACCCAACGAATCGTCCTTCGGGAACATCATGTAAAAGCCGCCGACATCGAAGGGCAGTTCAATAGGCTGTTCCTGCCCGTCAGCGTTAGCATGAGTAGGTCTTGTCCTCTCATCCAGGATGGCAAGCCACTTCTTGAAGCGTTTACCGTTCTCCTTTGCATCGGAGAAGTCCTGCATATTAAAGAGTGTGTTCGCTTCGTTCTCTGCAAGATACTTCGCCCTGTCCTCGGAAACGAAGTACGGATCATCAATATGCTCGATAGTGCTGTTCGCCATTTCAGCCGTGATGAAACTCATGTAGTCATCAATCGGAATATTGATCGTTCCAGCTTCACGAACCGCAGTTTCATACCCTTCCCGAAACATCGGTATCAGTTCGTAGGACGCAATCTGCCGCGAAGACGCTGTGTAGAACACCCATGCTAAAATGTATAGGAATTCGCTCTCAAACAGTTCTGCCAGTTCCGTTCGCTTCTGTTTCTGCTCCGGCGATATATCCATCTCTCCGAAGTAGCGTTCAAACGGCATACTGCGCACTACCTTATTCAGTTGATTCAGTTCGCCAAAAGATAGTGCAGTAGCCATCTGTTTACTCCATGCACGGAACAGCAATTAGCATCTTCATTCCGTGTTACCTCTCTTACGTTTCCGCAGGGAAGCTCCCACTTCCATATGTCACAGAAATGTTGTCACTCATGTGCATGAGTCTGGAATACATCAGAGTTATGCGTTGGACGTCTTAACTGTTGTAGTGTACGGTGGCATTCGTCGCGCCCCATGGGGCATAACTGACGGTCCCCTCTGCCCATGGGACATAGATGTCCGTGAGGAGGGGGCACGAATCAAAAATTGTAGCCGCCAGCCCGCTCGAGCTCGGTGTGCCGAGGAACCGAACGGTTTTCAGGGCGGAGTTATTCGCGAATGCTTTCCCGACGATAGACTGAACGCTCGCGGGAATCGTCACTTCCGTCAGGCCGCAATTCTGAAATGCCGACCCGAGGATATTGTCCAGGCCAGACGGCAGCGTGACCGTTTTCAGCCTTTGATAGTAGTAAAAGGCATATCTTCGGATCGACGTGATCCCGCTGAGAGTGATGCTCGTCGCTGCTCCGCTTGCCGCTGCGCTTAACTGATCGCCCGATGATGCGACCGATACGCTTGCCGCTGCGTACGCCGTCACGTCATAATTCCCGTTCGCGCTGATTTCGAGCGTGCCGCTCGGCGCGGGCCCGCCGCCTCCTCCGAGCTTCTTTGCGAGCAAAATATCGAAAATATCCATATCACCCTCCGATCTTCGCCCAATCAGAACCGTCGTAATAGTAAAAATCTCCTGTGTCCAGTTCTAAAAACATGGAATTTGCCGGGATCTGCCACCCGGTAGGCTTTGAATCAGTTGAAAGACCAACAAATTGATACGCACTTTTTTTCGTTACCATTTCATTCTCCTTTACACATCTCCACCAGTTCTATGTTCCGGGGACATCGTTTGCACTTGCTGCCCCATTTTGAAAGATTCGATAATCGGAGATTGACTTGCTTGATCGGACGAATCAGCCTGTGATTTCTCCGCATCCTCGCGCTTCGTGTAGGCAGAAACGTAAGTGTTTTCAGCACGGTTAATGATCGCCGTCTGGTATTTCTCAACAACATCTTTACTGTCTGCCCAAGCCTGTGCGACATCCGGGAACAGATCGACCGTCTCCATAGCCACCCGACCGTTAATGCCGGATTTGATCATCGTGACCATGCCGTTTACCTTAGACACAAGGTCATAAGTCTTGTTCCGTGTAAACTGCGGCTTGATGTCACCCGGAAGAATAGCCATCAGAGGATTGCTCTGTGGAACATTTGCAAGGCTCAAGGCGATAAGCTCAAGCTGTGCAATTTCCATCTTTCCCTTGAACAGCACTTGCTCTTCCATAGCCGCAGCCGCTTCAGCGGCTTGCCACCCAGAAGACATCGACATAGCAGTACCAGTAGAACCACCACCCGGCTCTGTCTGAAGAGGAACGTAGCATTTCTGCAAGATAAGGTCACGCTTCTTCTCAATGTTCTTCTGAACACCCGAAAGATCCAGTTCAGAGTGAAGAGCCTGCACCCTCGGATTGCCGCCGCTCTGCGTACTCGTGACGAGCCATTGACCCGATACGGGCGGTTTAGGATTACCCCTCTCGTCTACCGGGAACTCAAAGTCGTTGCCCCACCAAATTTCCTGTGTAGTCTGCGCTACGCTGTTAGCGAAATCAGAAGTCTCGATGTTGAGAGCGTCCATGTCGGAAATCTGTCTCTCAAAGCAGCCTGTCCTGTCGGGCGAACGGTTGAACTCAACTACGTTGATCGCACCGAACGGATTAACAGAACCGCTTTGCTCTCCATGCTCCCATCTCTCCGGCTGTTTTCTCCCGGTAACAGGATCAATAAATTCAGCCCAATTCAGAATCTCATAACGATGAGTAGGCGTGAATACCGTGAAGTAACGATTCCCCGTAAGTTTCTCCATGCGGAACGTGACCGCCGCAGCCTTTTCCTGTTTAGCCGTGTTCCGATAAATGCAGAAAGTAAACAGGGGATTTAATGTTACCAAGTCGAAGTACGACAAATCGTTGTAGGGCTTCTTGACATCCACCATTTGATAGCCAAGCCCTGTGATCTCAACGTACCGGGCGAGCTCCTGGTCTTTCGTCTGTGCGAACTCGACTTCGTTCATCTCATTGAGCATCGTGATACCGATGTCCTGCAAACTGTTCGCTTCGGGATCAGAAAGCCTTGCATCAGAATTGCCACGCTGGACAAACAGAATCGGATTGCCCCAAACGTAGCCCATCTTGAAGACCGTGACCTGGTTTGCGATATTGTCAACGACCTTGATGTCAATGTCCGGGCGAACCTTCTTCTCACGCTGTCGGATCGGCTGGATGCCTTTCTCATAGTCAAGAAGGAACTTCATCTCTTCCATGTTCTGAATATGTTCCGTAATGGCGAGCGAAAGTACCTCGATCACGTTGTCACGATTGATCTCCGTGAAGTCCGTGTAAATGCGCTTTCTGCCACGGAGAGTGTCGTATGAAATTAGTTCTTCATTCGTAGCCAAAACGCACCTCGTTTCCAAAAAAACGGGGATGCCGGATGATCGCCGACACCCCCCAAGAGTAAGGAGTTTGAAGAAAAATGACAGTACAGTATAGATTCGACAAATAGTCAGACTAATTATAGACTTGTCGATTATCTATTCTAACGGAGCATAGTCCTTGAGGATCTTCGCAAGCCGTTCAGACACGTTCGTTTGGCTGATGACAAGAAGGTCAGCAATCACCGTTTGCGGTGTCCCCTTCAGAGTGTATTCGAATATCAGCTTGTCCTTCGGATCGGTCAACTGTTCCCTAATCTCTTCGACAACCCGTTTGATCTCCCGGAAGCGTTTGAGATTGTTTTCGGCAGCACGAAGCCGTTTTGCATATTTATACGCTTCGGCATTATTGTCATCTACGCCCCGTACCTTGAACGATTGCTCGTTGTATGGATATTCGGGATTCGACCCCGTTACTTTATCGACCAATTCCACGTTCGACTTTTCACGCAGCTCGTCTACGTTCTTCTGCCAAATGACGATCACCCTGTCTATGTGACGGTAATCTTGCAGATCCTTCGCCGTAATCCTCATTCCCCTACTCCCTTAAAACGGACTATTCACAACAAGAGTGCCGCCGCGCTTAACCAGTTTCATGTCACAAAGCTGTGCCATGCTGTCCGGCGCGTCATCGTGCTTTACCCGTCCTTCCATCTTGAATTCGAATAAGTTCGATATGAACCGCTGATACTCCGCGCTCCGACAGTTAGAATCCCTAAAGTACATCTCCCGTATTTCGGGTGCTTTGTCGAAGATCCTTATCCGCTTCGCGATCTGCGTGGACGGTGCTTTCGTGGTAAGTGTGCAGGAATATCCCCTGTTCCGCAGTTCCTCGTCAACGCCCTCATGGTATTCCGCAGTAGTCTTCGTTTCTTCAAAGCGGACGGCTTGCACTTTGTTTCGGACGATGCAATCGGCAATCAGCGGTCTTGTGACGAACTTGTCCCCGTTGTTGTAGACCACATCGTGAATGTAGTAGGTGTCCCCGTACTGGTAGCACACAGGAGCGGAAACGTAGTCACCGCCGCCGAACGCTTCGTCAACCGCCATGAATACCCTGTCGGGATCTCCCTCCGGCAGGACACCGTTGTAGAAGCGCATATTCCCCGAACTGAAGAGCGCACCCTGTCTGTCTATCGGCTCTTGCTGATACTGCGCGAACCAGGATGCTTCATCTGCGTTCTGCTCAAATGACGCTCTCCGCTGCTTGTACGTTTCTGTAGAGAACCCTACGCCGAAAGGATAGTTGAAGTTCGATTCGTCCTTCTCGTTCAAAGCAGGAATCGACACGATACGGTAACGATGATCCGCAAAATCGGGATTATTCTGCAAAAGGAACATTCGCCGCCCCTGTGGATCTGCCAACGCCCACCGTGTACCCATGTTTATCAGCTTCGCGCCCTGGTCTTTCTTGATCCTCGACACGAAGTTGTTATCGTACTTGCCCCATGTGGTTTCCAAACGGTCAGCGGATAACGCTTCCTCGATGCCGGACAGTAAATCATCGGCTACTGCCAAGCCTGTGCAATCGCAAGCACCGTTCAAAGTCCCGTAAATGCTCCGGCAAGTGAACGTAGGATACGATTTTACACGGTTAAGCTCGATAGTTTCGTCATCACCGTTAGTTTTGATGACTTTATTCGCCGGAAACATATCCTTGTAGGCGTAAGTCGGATCAGAAATGAACTCCAACAGACCGTTATAGAAGGTTTTAGTGATCTTATCGGAATATGCAGTATAAAGATTCGACAGATTCGGATCTCTCGACCCCCACCAAAGCATAGCAAGCCGGATGATCGTGGTTTTTCCTGTTCGCGGCGGTAAATTTACGAATAATTCGTCTAATCGGTCATCTGCCAGGTCTTGTACTCCCTGTGCTACAAGCCGTAAAGGCTTCATTCGCGGCTGATAGAACCGTTCTTCCTTCGGTCGCTTGTGTTCCAGGTACATCATGAACGATTCAAACAGGAACAGCGATTCCTTCTTCATGCAGTTCCAGTAAACCGACCGCAGCTCTTCAGAATTGTCACCGCTACGAACGATAACGCCCTTGATCCGCGCCGTCAGCTTCAGCATCATCGGAATTCCGGCAGCTCCAAGAGCATAACAGTTCTTCACAAGTTCGTAACTGTCAAGAAGTGACTTCGGCTTCTCCATGCCGACCTTCTCAATCAGCGTCCAAACCTCATAAATCTGCTTCAGTTGTTCGTCTGCTTCACTCTTTTTCGTCATCGAAGAACCCTAACCACAGCGTTATGCACGGTTTAGCAAGCACCAACAGCAGGATCGACCTCGCTACAAGCCGTCCAGTAAGCGTTCCTGCATCATACGCTGCCCCTAATGACAGGATCGGATGCCCTACTAACCCTACTACAAGGAGTGCTATCCCGATTATCATTACTATCGTCTTTACCGTTTCCCTCATCCTCATCATTCTCCCTATATGAGCGGCTCTTCCCATCCGCACCGCTTCGCATACTACCCTTATTCCTACCAGTATGCCCCCTATTAGTTAGCGTTAGAGCAATTACTCTATATATTTAAGGTCTTATTGTATGTGGAACGTATATCATTGTTATCTATATATGACCGCTTTTTGTATTTATGGGTGGTTGTGGGGTCAAGAAGGGGCTGCGGTGGCTGCGCGGTCTACCCCTCTACCCGTCTTCCGGCAGCTGCCGGATGTATTCGACAAATTCGTGTTTTGCGAATAGAACTATATCTTGTGGTTATGCCCATAGCATACTACTATATATTGTTATTCCTTCTGTTCTTCGATCATGCCGCGCTTGTATTCCTGCAGAAGATCCGCTGCTGCTCTGCTCTGCTCTATCAATTCGGCTTGCTTCTGCTGCAATCCGCCCTCAATCCATCCATATTCGATTTTGCCCAATGCCAGGGCGGGAATACTGCCATCCAGGGACAAGCTACGCAGCGACTCCTGGCGCCCTGCTGTTAGCTTTTTTGTTATATCTGTAAATACTGTTTTAGGCAATTCGATAATATCAGCTGTAGGATGCTCTATTCTATATGATTGCACTGTATTACTTCTTATAGTGCTATTATTAGCACTGTCGTAGTATAGAGTATCCTTTATTCCTTTTGTCCATGAATGTAACGCTTCGTAGGATATTCCCGTAAGTATGCTATATCCATATAGGGATATATCTTTCTCATATTCATTACATAGAGCTATATATATATCTGCAATTCCATTTAATATATCTGCGTTATCATACGGCAGAGCGGACTTTCTGCGCTGCTTCCCTTCCGGCTTGAAAACTGATTCATAGACGAAGCGCAGCGCAGCTTTCCATCTTGTTTTGGATATTCTGTGCAGGTCTTCTATATCGTTAATAGTCTTGTATTCTTCTAACGCTGATAAGATCCTGTTCTTGTAATATTCGATTGTATTTATATTGTCCATACGATCACTATACAGATACTGTGCCTTTAGTGTCAAGTATTTTTACTTGACAGCTTTTTTGTGCCTTTATCACAATCTGCTGCCCGTTCTATTGTGCCTTTTGCTATTGTGCCTTTATTCACTTTGCACTATTGAGCCTTTATATTTTTGTATATTGTGCCTATTGTGTTCTTTCTATTGTGCCTTTATAATTAGACACAGCTACAAAGTACAGCACACGCGCAGCAGCGCAGGAAGGAAGCAGAGCTATGAAGTACGATTATATGGAAGCCATGAAGCAGGACATCCGGGAAGCTATCGCGGACGATTATTTTTGGAACATGGACGAATACAACAGCGCGGATGAATTCATCGAAGCGGCAAACGATTATTTTTGGACAGACGACAGCGTGACGGGCAACGGAAGCGGAAGCTATACATTCAACAGATGGGAAGCGCAGGAATATGTTACCGACAACCTGGATCTTCTGCGCGAAGCTATGCAGGAATTCTGCATAGAGCCGGAAACGATCGTCGACCATTTCATGAGCGAAGACTTCGAATACTTCGATGTTACAATCCGCTGCTATCTGCTCAGCCAGGCAGTGTTTGAAATTGCCGAAGAATTAGAGCAGCACGGCGCGTTCGATCATTCCGAAGAAGAACAGGAAGCCGAAGCACAGGAAGCGTAAACGCTCTATCTGCTGCCGCCTGCACAGGGCAGGTGATCGCGTTCAATCCGCGCGGCAGCATTCCGGCATAAAGCCGAAGCAGCACGAAGCACAGCAGCGCAGGAAGCGCAGGAAGGAAGCAAAAGCATGATACAGGAAGGGATCTTTTCAATCGAATATGATCGCGGCAGGATGCGAATCAATCTTTCTGACGTTCTGCCTTGCCCGAAAACAGAATTCAAGAAAGTACTTTCTGCCGTTGACTTGGCGGCAGATCCGGCAGCGTATGCAGATGAATTGAACGGCTATATCCGGCAGCAGTACGAAGCCGCGAAGCAGCGCGAAGAAGCGGAAACATGGATTCCCAACAAGAAGGCAGCCGCGCAGGAAGCGAAGAAATACGCCGCATTGAATGAAGTACTTGTAAAGAAGTACGATTGCTCAGCCGTTGATGCAGCGCAGGAAGAACAGCCGAAAATGAAGAAGGCTATTGTTTACGCCTTCTGTGCAGAGAACGGAAAACAGATTGTAAAGCCGTATTTGAATGGTTATACTTTCCAGCTTGTCGGATATGATTTTTCCGTATTTAGGAAGGATGCAAAAGACCTGTGGCATATTCTTCTTTCTGAATCAGGCGTACAATGCGCGGAAGTATACAAGAAAACAGAAGTGATAGACGCAGTGCGCGATATGCTGCCGAAGATAGAGCAGGGACGCGAACGCGAAAATTATAAGGATATGAAGGCACGTTTTACGGCTCTAATGATCGAAGCCGGATACATGGAAGCGCAGCAGGAAGGATCTTCTAATGATGAATGCGCGGAAGCTATGAATCAGCAGCCGCACAGCACTAACGAAGGAAACAGTACTGCCGCGCAGGGGAATAAGCAGCCGGAAAAGAAAACGAAGCCGCACAGGAATAGCAGCCGGAAGCGCAGCGCGAAAAAAACGCAGTCCAGGACGCAGCCGGAAGCACAGCCGGAAGCACAGAAAAAGAAGGATCTGCCAAAAAAAGCATTCGTTTATTTTGAGGGAAAAAAGATTTATCTTTCCGCGCTGCTCAAGAGCTTTTCAGATATTTACAGTGATTTATACAACAGCAGAGATAACCATCCGCTCTATCATGAAGCAGTAAACGCTTTTGATGAATATCTTTCTTCTATGTATGCTGATATTGTAACTGCTTTTAATGAATGCAGGCAGGATCTTATCAGCAGTGACAGGGAAGCAGCCGCTTTTGTTATCGCTCTGCACAGCATAGCAGGAAGCGATATTCCAAAAACAGACAGGGACAGCAGGAAAGAAGAAGCAGAGCGCGAAGCATTAATTGAAGCAGCGTTTTCACGCTTCGATATGTTTACGGACAATCTCAAAAACAAATATCAGCGCGGCTTTATAACCTATGACGAATTAGAAAAAGAATTGATCGAATACCATTTGAACGCGCTGCGGCAGGAAGCAGAAGACGCAGAAAAAGCGGAATCCGCACAGCAGGAAGCAGAAGATCCTTCCGAAAAAAGCGAAGCGCAGCCGGAAAAAATCTGCTTCGACAGAGAAATCTATACGCCTATTCCGAAGGAAAAAATAGCTGCTATCCTGCCGGATGCTATCGCGGCAAAAGTTACGTTTAGAGTGCAGAAAAATATTGATCGTTTCCGCTGTATTGACGAAAAATACACGGTCTATATCAGCAGGATGTTCTTATCCGGCGGTCTGCTCTATGGATATAGGGACGAATACAATACAGAGTGCATCTCTATCGAAGATATTTTGCATATCGAATTCATGATGAATGACGGCTTCCGTAAAGCGGAAGCCGAAGAAAAAAGCGTTCCGGCAGAAGAAGCTGCTGCCGTTGACGAAGAAGAAAAAACGCTGCCGGATGCAGTGCAGGAAGCTGTGCCGGATACTGTGCAGGAAAAAGACTATAGCATTATTGATAGCACGATAAAAGACAGGATCATAAACGCCTTCATGCACAGCCGGATCTCTGCCGAAGAAATGCACAGCCTGTTAGAAGAAGCGTATGCAGCAGCGCGAAGCGTAGAAGAAAAAACGATCATGCCGCAGGAAGCCGCAGAACAGCCGCAGGGCGAAGGAAACGCGGCAGCTGTACAGGAAGCCGCCTATGCAGAAGAAAACGATTGTAGAGCGTTCTACGCGCTGCGGGAAGCGGATAGAGCAGCAGCCCAGGACGCGCTGAAGGAAAAAACTCTTGCTGCTCCGCACAACAGCCGGACGCACTACAGCAGCAGCCGGAAGCCGGAATATATGAACAGCAGCTAAAAGCTCTTGCCAGCGCAGGGAGCATAGTATAGACTATATTGTGCCAACATAAACCATACGCACAGCAGGAAGGAAGGAATCATGGTATCTATAGCACAGAAAAAAGCGGTAGCAAAATACCAGGCAGCGCACTACGACAGAGTAAACGCGCGTTTTGAAAAAGGCACAATCGACAGGATAAAGGCTATCAACAGCGGAAGCATAAATGCCTATATCATGAAGGCTGTTATGGACAAGTTAGCAGCAGATGAAGCCGCAAAAGAATTCGAACAGCAGATGCAGGACTTCATGCCGCAGCCGGAAGAAGAAAAAACCACCACCGAAAGCATCATGCCGGACGGCATCACAGAAGAAAAACCGTTTCAGTAAACCACAGCACAAGGGAGAAAAAACGATGAGCAAAAAAATGTATGTAGCATGCAGGCAGACGGGAACGTTTATCGAAAAAATCGCTACAGTAGAAGAAGGTCTGAATCTTATAAGGCAGTATGAGGAAGCCGACAAAGCGGAAGGAACATACGAAGAAGATTTCTATTCGATCGTTGATGAGGATCATTGTACGGTAACGATTTAACAGATTTACACACCTAAACACAGCACAAGGGGGAAAACACCATGAAATTCACAGCAAAAGAAAAAGCAACAGCAGAGCTTACGCTTCGCAGCTTATCGAAAAAAGCCAGGATCGCTTACGGTGGGCAGGATGCCTACTGCGTAGCAGAAAAAGATGGGGATCTGTATCTCATCGAAACCGGGCGAGAGGCAGAAAAAATCACCCTGCCGGAACTTGAAGAGTTCTTCGCGGACGAAAAAATTTTCCCAACATGGGGAGCGGAAAAGGATGTGAAAGAAATCAGCCTGGACAACGGATCGCACTACATGACGGCAGAAGAAGCCATGCCGGAAATCGAAGAAAAAGGTTTATGGGATGTAGTCGCCGAATACATGGAAGACGATGCCAGGGAAAAAGTCAATAATGAGATCGCCCCGTGTACGGAACTTGAGTTTCTGAAAAAATACCTTGAGATCGCCACAGAGGATCTTGTAATCGGCTAACACACCATCAGACCGCACAGGATCGCGCAGGACGCACGATAGAGCCGCAAGGCTACAGATACACCACCACCACAGAAAAAACGATTGTACGCGCTTGTAGACAGCGCAGGAAGGAAAAAGCGATGAAGACAAGAAAGATCCTTGAGCTTAACGAAGACGGAGCGCATTACATCTGCGTGAAAAAAGGCGATGCTATCTACACCTACTATGTCTACCGCCTTTGGTATGACGGCACGAAGCACAGGCGGCTTGAGAAAAAATGCGAAACCGTGAAAGATGTTCTCGCCTACATCTACGGAGCGGTCTACTGCTGAAGAAGGGAGAAAAAGCGATGATTCCAGCACAGATTGCAAGCGTTAGAAAAAGCACGTTCATGAAGGAAGACTACTACCATGTGAAGTATCGTTCCGGCAGGACGGCAAACTACAAGATCCACAATCTGCCGGATACGGTTTACTGTTGGATGATCCACAGACGGGCAGAAGAAAAAGACGGCGTTACCGTTTATAGATAAGAGGGGGACACAATGTATTACGTTTATGGTGGCGAAGACGGATGGACTTTCTACGGGAGCTGTGAAACGCTGCGCTCCGCGAAGAACATGGCAAGTAAAAAACGCTTCACACAGGGGCTTAAAACCACGCCTATGATTTACAAGGAAGGAGATCTCATCACGGTAAACAACGTAACTCGCCCGTCCTTATGGGCAACGCCAGTATCCTACAAGAAAAAAGGCGTATGGGTAGATTCCTCAAATGAAGGGAGCAAGAACATGAAGCAGTTTTTGAAGCGGTACTACACCGAAGACCAGCCGCACGAAGTAACCTATGAAGAAGCACTCGATACGGTACTCGCATCGTACCGGGACAGCAAGGAAGTAAGATCCTGGCTCGACAGGGAAAGCAAGATCGAATGCGCGTATAGTGAAATCACCGTACACGAAATCTAATCTGCACAACCAAATAATTCGGCGGCATGAACCTAAAGAAAAAAGGAACGTGCCGCCTTATTACTGCGTTTGCCCTGCATGATAGCAGGACGGATAGAAAAAATCAAATCCCTGTTGATCCTATACCGCCTACTCTTTTGCCGTCTGCTGTGTCATCGTCTGCTGTGTAGTACCGTGAAATAATGCCCTGTGCGATTGCAGATCCGGCATCGGCGGAAAACTTCGAAGGAGAAAGATTCCGCAGCGCGAACATGATATGCCCCTCATTCGCAGGATTATTAAAATAATCAGCGTCAATAATCCCCGTGGCATTCGAAAGAATCACGCCATGCTTAATCCCTATACTTGATCGGATGTGCATTTGCAGAAAAAATCCTTCGTCCAGTTCGCACTTAATCCCTGTCGGCACTACTAATGTCCCTTTTGGTTGTAGTGTTGTCGGATATGGAAGCAGTTCGATGTCGAGCGGAAGGAAAAAATCGTATCCGGCAGAGTGCGCGGTCTTCCGTTCCGGCAGTTTTATCTCTTCGTACATCGTGTTAGCCGATTCAAAAGAAAAAAGATAATCATAATCCACCGCAGAAAAACATCTTTTCATATCGTAAATAAACTGCGCTCTACTTACCTTGTAAAATCTGTTCATATAGCCATTCCTCTTCCGGCTTCAGTTCGAAAAAATCGACCTCTGCCGTCTTCCTCTGTGAAAAACATTCAAGCGTAAAAATCGCAAGCTGAAGAGCTTTACGCCGATCAGAATAAAAATCATTCCGGCACTTCGTCAGTTCGATCTTCAGTATGTTCGCTGCCTGTTGGTAGTCCATGAAAAAAATCACTCCATCCTCGCACCGCAGTTAGGGCATGCCACCCAATGCTCGCCCACGATTCTCGCACCGCATGACCCATGTTCTATCCCAAATACATGCTCGCCTTTTCCGCATTCAGAGCAAGCCCATGCAGGAGCTCCATCGGGTGTGCGGTATCCGGGGACGCGAATCCATTTCCCCGTCTTCCGTTCCTCGACCGTGGGCCTTCCTTCGAAAAAACCGATGAGGTTGTACTGTTCTGCGATCAACTTCCCGACCGGGTCCTTTAACGTGTCCACGATTAGAGCGTCAGCATCTATAAGTCTCATGATTCCACTCTCCTGTTCCATGCCTCTCCGTACTCTCCACAAGTAATAGGATTTCCATATTCGTCTAACTTTGCATCACCTGCTCCGATTGTAAATGGCATATCTATTTTATCGAGAACACAATCTGTATCCTTTTCATGCATCCAATACTGCACATAGTGATTTCGTTCTTTATGACGGAAAAACTTCATCTTGCCACCGCAGAACGGACACGGTTTAAGTTCCATCATGATTCTTCCCCCTTATACGGTTCTATCAGTGGCATCCATGCGATGCACTTGTCCGCTTTTAGCCATCCGTTTTTCCGTTCATACCTTGCTATGTCTACATCTTCGTATTGCTCGCCGTTCCACCCGAAGGTCTTTATCGTGACAAGATAGTAGCCATCTGTTTCGGGCAACCTTTCCGATACTGGAATCCACTGCTGTTCCTGCCGTGCGGAAATCAATTCTAATTCTGCATTTTTCACAGCTTCGATTGCCCTGCTCAATTCTTCATCATCTAACTCGCATTTGACGGTAAGTATGCTTGTTTCCTGCTGTGCGGACGGTATCCGCTCCATAGCGTTCGTGGAAAAATAATTGATAAGTTCTTCCGTCAAGTTCTGACCGTGATACTTGAGCAGATCCTTCGCTGCTTCGATTGCGTCCTGGCGGTAGATTAGATCGTTCATGCTCTATCTCCTTTTGTACTGTTCGAACGTAGGTGTCCGCCAAAAAATAAAATCGTTGCACCACCGTTGAATCTTGCTATAAATCGGATCTGCGTGTTCCTTGTCATAAATCATTGGATACGGTGACCACTTCAGTTTCCGGCAAAACTCTATGCGTTCAAGATCTTGCTCAATCGTAGTATCGTAATTGCACAGAATAAAAACCTTCACCGCTCCGTGATTCTTATCCCATCCCGTTATTTCTTTCAACATTCTCGCTTTCTCTTCGATGATCTCCCGGTCTTGCCATCTGTCATAGGCGAAATGCAATTTCTTGATCTTGATCTTTTTTAGCAGTTCCGCTGTCGGCGCGTTTATCATCCGAAGGTCTAAACCCTGGTTGAAATCTACATACGCCTTGCTATCAATAAGCTGCCATAAAAGGTCAATCCGATGACCGCAAGCGAGTATATTCGGATCACACAGGATTATATTTTTCTGACCGTTCCAAAACTCATCAAGATCAGCGACCTTCCTGCTTGCCGATCCTTCCTTCGCCTTAACGTGGCAGAACGAACAGCCGCGCGGACATCCCCTTGTAAGGAAACCGTATGCCGTGTCTTTCGTTTCTTCGGGATAGATAGAATAGTCCGGGTAGATATGTTCTATCTCATACGGCAGAGAAACATCCTTTGAAGAATCGTAAACCTCTTTCCCGTCAACCAGGCTGATGCAGTATCCGCTTCCACCCTTCTGCACTTCGTCAGCGTCAATAAAGTAAGGATAATCATCCGTAAAGCTGAACACCTTCGACATATAAACCTTGTCCATATGCCCCGACCAAAGCGGATTGTACCATTCTACTTGATCACCCTGTGCCTTGTGCCATGCGGATAACTTCATAAGCGGTATATTAGGGAAGTTGTGACCGTCTACATCTATTAGTCCGATCTTCATTTCGTGTTTCCCAAACTCCCCTTCAGAATCGTCATAAGCATCCGGCTTGCCATGTCATCGTCAAAACCCTGTTCTTTGAACGAATCGTACATCGTCCTTAACTGTGCCGAAGCCAGGTCGGTCTGTTCCTTAAACCGCTCGATCTTTTCATAGTCCTTGATTTTCTGCTTCAACTCTTCGTACTGCTGCTTCAGTTCTTCATACTCGTTCATCGTTCGCTCCTTCCCCGAAATGTTTTATCTTCTCCCACGAAACCGGGATGACAGTGTGTGTCTTGTTGATTGTCACTTCCGGCAGATCACGCTCAACCGATATGCGAATTTTTATTTCAAAGTCTGTTAGCCGAAGCATTGAACCGACAATCTCATCCGCATTTTCATAGATCCACAGAGAAACGCTTTTAAGGTATCTCTCAATCTCTTCTTTCGTAGCCGTCATTATTCGCTCCTTCTCCGAAATGTTTCTTCGTCACGGCTATGCAGAACTCGTCTATCTCGCTTGCCCACAATGCCGTGCCTTTTCCGTTACAACGTTCCCAACACAACGGGAATCCCGAAATCCCATCGAAAAGAGATCCCAACGTAGCCGGACGCTCATACTGTGCCGCAATTCGCCGGAGCATCTGAAACCAGTATGGAAGACAAATGCTGTTTCCCAAAGCACGGTAACGAGGACTATCGGCATCCTTATGCTTCTTGCCCTTGCTATCAGTCCATTCACCAAGATCCGTCCAGCCATCGGGATACCCTTGCAACCGTTCACATTCAATCGGCATAAGTCTACGAACTGTGTATTTCTTCGTGTCAGCAAGAACAGGCTGTTCATGTATTGTATTCAATGCAGGACACCCCCCCCACATAATCCCGGCATTTGCCTGTGGACTTTCCATCACTATCAAATGTTCCATCGTATTCCTCAACTACCATCGGCACATATCCCCCCCCCCAAGTCCCATTGAAGCGTTTAGTGTAGGGCATATACCGTTATCTGTTATCGTTGCGTGATTCTGATTCGATTCCAGTACTATCGGCTCTTTCATCTTCGACTACAATCAGTATCGGCGTTCGCAGTTCCGTGTTGTCGTATACGTTCAGCGTGTCCGCTACATCCGTCTGCTCCCATGATTGCGCTTCGCTGCTGTTTCGTGGATGCGCTTTCTTTCTGTAGGATGATAGGTGTGTTTTCCCCCCCACTACCGAATCGAGCAGTTAAGGGCATACAGACTTCACTCTCTTCCAGCACGCTCCGTGTCACTTGATTGAAGAGTTTCGTCATCTTCCTGCTCCGTTTCAACTATCACCATCGGGCGCTTGTAATCCGTGCCGTTCATGGTAAACGCTACACCCCCCCCACTAAACTTTGGAGTTACATGATATGCGATTATCCACAGCTTCTTCATTCCGCATCACCAAAGGCACGTTGTTGCCGCCTGTTCCCATCCGTTCATTCAGCGTTTGGATCATTCCGTCTTTCTCAAGCCTTGTCCTGCTGTCCATAGGATGATGTTCTACCGCTGTCCACCCCCCCCTATCAGCGGAAGGTGTACTGGTTATTGAGCGTTGACAATGCTCCTGTCCTGTCTCGTTGGATAAGGATGCCTTTGCCCCCCCTGGTCTGCCGGATCGCTCTTGGAAAGAACTTGCGATTCTAATGCCGTCCGCAATTCGTCCGGCAGCGTCTTCTCCTTCTCCTTCGCTCTCCTCAAGATCCCCATGCAAGCCTTTGCGCTCAAAAAGTATTTCGGGTGCGGATCGTCCACCAAAGTCTGCGACAAGTGCGAGTCTTCTACGCCGCTGGGGAGTGCCGGATACAAGGATTCGTCCGTCAGCATAGATGGTCTTTCCCCAAAACTGTGCATCGTGTACTCTGTAGGCGATGGAAAAAGGGCATCCGTCCTCTCCGTAACCCATAAGGCAGCCGGATTTGTTCCATCTCCCGTTTGAAGGTAAAGGAACATCGGGTGCGTCCGGCTGAACGATTCTGACGATCTCCGTGAGGACGATTTGGAAATCTCTTCCTTTGTTGCTTGAGAACGCTCCTGGCACGTTTTCCCAAACCATATATCGAGGTCTGACAAGGTAAGCTGTCCTTCCAGTTGTTCGTCTGTCATGTTCTCTCATCTCCTTCACGATTCGGATCTGTTCAAGGAACAGTTTTGATTCTTCACCTTCCAAGCCTTTTCGGTTTCCGGCTTGTGATAAGTTTTGGCACGGTGAGCCGCCTGTTATTACATCGACTACTGGCAGCTCTGCCCCGTTTAGTTTTGTAATATCACCGTAATGTTTCATGTCTTCCTGCCACACTCCTCACTCATATTGCTGACCCTACACGGCACATCCCACGGCTGATTCTGCGGATGATACTGGCAAGAGTAATTGCCGCATTTCATTTGGTTGCAGTACCGCTCCGTCTTCGGTTTACGTTTCTTCATGATCGGTTTCTTATCTCCCTGTCAATTTCTTCTGCGCTCTGTCGGAACACTTCTGCGGCTTCTTCCATTGTTTCGATTTCGCCGGACGCATCGAAGAGCATCTTTTCCTGTGCGTACTTCAACGCTCGATAGAGAGTGCCGAAGTATCCGAGGATCTTCTTGACCGTCTTCTTTTGCCCGGTCTTCTTGCTCTTTCCCTCTTTCTCCTGCCGAAGAATCCAACACATATCGTCAGCCGTGATAAAGCAGCCGTTTCCGCAGTAAATCTCCGTCTTATTCTTCTTGCTCATTCCTCAATTCCTCTGCCGCATAAACTCTTCCGTTCAGAACCATGTTTTTCAAAGTCCTATACTGAAATGATTCGACCCATCCACGGTGCGTAGTCTTCATTGTGTTCCCGTATTTGATAACAAAATAAAGACCCTCGTACTCGTCATAACCCGTCATACTGGTTATTTGATACTGCGCTTGATATTTCTTCTTACTCATGCTTCGATCCTTCTTCTGTTCATGATTGTCAGCCATGTCCAGGGGATGCCCGTAAGGAATCCGTTTACTTCCAGTAGTCCCATATAGGGATATTTCTTAACCAGTACCCCCGACAGCGGCAAACCGTAGTCCGTTGTATCGTAGTAGATCGTTTCGTTCACCCGGACAACCGTTTTGAATAGATTGACTTGATCGGTTGTCACATATCCCCGTGGTAAAGTTGTCTGTCCAACATTCAGATAGTAGCCACGCTCCTTACTGTGCAGCTCGTCACCGTAAGAGTGCTGTGTAATACGCCACTCAACGTAAGGCTGATAGTTCCGCATGATCTCGCCCACAGTAGTAGGATGCCGATTGACAAACACGGAAGCCTGTTTAAGGCTCATGCCGTCCTTTATGAGGGCAAATACCTTCTGCTGAATCTGTAACTTTACTTCATCTGCCATCTTCTGCATGACGATCACTCAAACATCAATTCGGGAAATTCACCGTCCGGCACGTTGATAAAATCGTCAACGCTCGTCTGCTTCTCCGGCTCTTTCTTCTCCGCTTCAGAGAAGTCCGGCATCTGCACGATGCTGTTTTTGTTGCTTGCAAAGTCAAATCTGTTGACCAGGACGAAGTATTTAGAGTGCGGTCTGTCCTCTTTATCCTTCCATGTATCCTTCCCGATCTCGCCCTCAATGCTGATAGCCATGCCTTTATCGAAGTATTTAGCGATGTTGTCAGCCGTCTTGCCCCATGCACGGCAATCAATCCAAACGGATTCCGACTTGCCGCCAGTAAACTTGTTGACCGCCACAGCGAACTCACAGAGGTGCGTCTTCTTTTCTCCGACTTCTTTCACTTCCGGCTTCCTGCCGAATTTTCCGAGCAAACATACTACGTTCATAATGATCTCCTTAATAACTGTGCTTCCAGGTCTTCCATGTCATAGTCACGCTTTTCGATGTTCCAGTTCGGCTTCGTTGTACCCGATCTGCTGACAGGCTGCTTCTTGTCACGCTCAATAGCATCGAAGACCCATCTCCTCATAGCCAGGCTATATGACTTGCACTTGTAACCCTTCTCTTCGATATAGGCATCGAACCACTTGATCGCATAAGCCGTCTTGTCAATGCCGTAGTCAGCGTTCAGCTTTTCAAGTTCCTTGTCCGACAGAAGAACGTGCTTGTACTCACCGTAGCGATGCTTTGGAACGACTTTCTCTTCGGTAATTGCTTTAGCAATTACTTTCTCTTTATATATATCTTCTTTTACTTCTTTATCTTCTTCTTTTGGTTCTACCTTTTCTTCTTCGTTTTCTTGCTTTTCTTCTGCTATAGCAAAGCCATCATTTGCTATAACTTTGCTATCGGTTTGCCATAAGTTTGCTATCGGTTTGCTATCGTTTTGCCATGCGTTTGCTATAGATTTGCCATTTTTCCATCTCTTATTAGCACCGTTTTTTCCGGCTTTCGATCTACTCTCCGACAGCCGTTCAGCCTTGAAATCGGCAGACATCATTTCTATTGCAAACTCTAAAACGATAGATACTGGAAGGTTTTTTTCGGTTATTTCTGCCATGTTGTTTGGCAGCCGACCACCCGTATTGTAGTAAGTGATGAGCAATTTCATGAACATACCGACAGATGCTTCGTCTAACCGCATCAGCATCTTTATGATGTTTTGATGAAGAATGAATCCGTCTGTCATATCTCTACCCCCAACAGTTTCAGCACCGCTCTTCCTGCGTCTTTCTTCCGGCATAGACGGAACTGCACTCCGTATCGCTGTTGCATCGTTACCAATGCTCTGAATAACTGCACTCCGTTCGTTGCCCGTGGATGATTCTTCTTCCGGGGATTGTGCCAGTAGATCAAGTCATGCCAGTTTGAGATTTCGTCTGTTTCAAGCAGGACGATCAGCTTTATTCCGGCTTCCTGCGCTCTCAAGCACTCCGCTCTGAACCGTTCGTGATCCTTGCTGCACACATCGCCTATCAGTTCCTGGATGCCATACTTCGTGTCGATGCAGACGCTGTGATTCTTCGGAAGCGTGTAGTCACCGCAGTACAGTTTCGTCCTTCTCCATTCGACCCCGACCGACCGCCAGTAATCATGCTTCAGTTCGTGCTTGCTCTCCTGCTGCCGAGAATCTTCAAGGATAATCATCCGTCTATCCCCCTAAACATCCATAGACCGCTGAACACTATCAGAAGACCTATGAGGATCTTTCCAAGGTGCAGGATCGTCAGCATACCGAGCAGGAAAAGAAACGCTCCGAGTGCTACGGTGATCGCGTCAAATAGGTGCTGACGGGAATCCTTCTTCGACAACCACTTCGTCAAAGTCCACCGAGTTTTCATTCGCTTCGATCTCCCTTCTGACAAGTTCTTTCGTATCCGTTTCGATCTCTACGCCGGAATCGAACGCTTCACGCTCCTTCGCATCCATGTCCAGGCTGATGCTCTTGCAGAGCCGATGCAGGACGGTCTTCTTCGCCATCTCTCCCCAAAACTTTGTCCATGCCATAGCGTTCTTCGCCTTGCTCTGATTACGGACGATTTCGATCTCTTCCTTGCTCATGCTCTCGCACAGCATCCCACCGTCTTCAAACAGGCAGACGGCGAAAGCACCGATGTAGTCTTTCCGATTGAATGGAATAGCCTTGAAGGAAACCGTCTGCTGACCATGCTCGACACCTTCTTCAAACGTGTCACCCTCTCTGACCAGCTTCGCGTAAATGTCCTTGATCGCCCTGGTCGAATACTTCTTTGCCAGTTTGACCGACCCTTTGTAGGAAGGAACGAAGTTGAGAGTGCTGCCGTAGGGGACAAGGTAGTATTCGTTGTTGACCGAATCCAAACCCATGAACGCCGCCCTTACGATGCCTGTTTTGATCTGCTGCACGCCGTACTTCTGTGCAAATTCGATGAGCGTTTCATTCCCGTTAAGTGTAGCGATAGCGTTATTGACAAAACGGGGAATATTCAGATCCGCAGGAAGTCCTGCCTTGATGTCCGGCATATTCAATTCAGCCGTCAGTACCGTTGAAAGTTCGTTAGCCATGTCATTTCTCCTATAACTCGATCTCTAATCCTCTGTCTGCGACCTCTACAAGCGCGTCTGTCGCGTTTTTAGCCTTGCCCTTGAACAGTTCGGCATCCCCCTGTGAATCGCTCTTGTGGACGAGGATAACGCCCTTAAAACGAGGATTCTGATTTGCGGCTATAAATCTGCACGTTGTGTCGATGTCCATATGCCCGGTCAGAACGTGATACCGTTTCACCGTACCGTCCAAGGATTCATCCATGAGGGACTTATCGTAGTTCGCTTCGACCGCCATCCAGGTCAGATCCTTAAAGCGATACTTGCAATACTCCGTGTCCGTCACATAGAGGAATCGACCACAACCGGGATGCTCAATCAGATAGCCGTAGCAAGGAACATCGTGTACGAGAGGAAACCAAGTGACCTTGAAGTTTCCGAGATGGGTAAATGCTGTGGCAGTATTGGTTGCACTATAAGGAAGGATGGTCTTTATTCCTGCGCTGACAAACTGCTGAACATACCCGGCGTGGTCTTTATGTTCATGGGTTACTACCGCCCCTACGATTTTGCGGATGTTGAAGCCTGTGGCAATCTTGACTTGCAGAAGGGGGATGCCACAATCAAGCACGAGGCACTCGTCTTCGCTTTCCAAGAGGTAGCAGTTACCCTGTGAACCAGTTGATAAACACTTGAAATTCATCGGATCTGTAAACTCTTGTCTTCCGTGACCGTCAGCCGTACAAGCTGCGTTTCCAGTTCCGGCACGTTGTACTCGTTGAGGGATTCGGCATTGTCCAGGAAGATCGGAACGTAGGTGTCATAGAACTTCTGCAAGCTCTGACAGATGTCCAGTTTCCCAAGGATCTCTCTACCCGTGTTAAGGGATTCGCCGAAACGCTTGCCGTCAATCATCGGGACACAAACATCACCCTTGTACTCTCCGTTCTTCTGATAATCGAAGAGCTGCCATTTGACGATAGAGAAGTGTGAATTGATCTCTTCGACAAGAACATCGTTCTTTCTCCTGCTGACAAGTGAGAGCTGATAGAGGATCTTTTCTGCGTCCGCTTTCTTCTGCTCAAGATCCCTGTGTTCGTTCTGTAATTCAAGGATCTTCCTGTCGATCTCCGCATTGTTCTCCGCGAGTGCGATCTCCGAATTCAGCGAATCAAGGGAAGCAATCAAGCCGTCCAGTTCCTGCTCCTCTTTAGAGAAGTCCGTTTTGCCGGAAGCAATCATCGTTTCCAGTTCCTTCTTACGGGCGGCAAGAGCAGCGTAGTCAGCGTTCTCCGCAAGGCGTGTCTTCGCCATGCCGTCATAGTCCTGCGCTTCAGCGGCGATAGCGTCCTTCAGTTTAGTTTCAAGGATCTCGATTTCGTGTTGCGCATTTTCCATGACAGCCGTGTTTTTCTTCAGTTCATCGTTAGCCGCTTTAGCGTTAGCAACGATGCTCCGACCTTCAGCAAGAAGACCGTTCACAGTAGTCCTGTGATTCTCTTCCCACACTTTCCTGTCCGTTTCGTACTTCTTCCTGCGCTCATAGCACATCTTTTTGTACTGCTCGACCTTCGCAAGACGCATCGTTTCCGGCAGTTCCTGTCCGCAAGTAGGGCAGAGCGTGTCTTTCTCCGTGAACGGAGTAGGCTCTTCATACGCCGGATAGACGGCTTCCTTCTCCGTGTGCCAACGCTGTTCAAGCGCAAGCCTGTCACGTTCGTATTTGGTAATCAGCGTTTTCGTAGCGTCATTCTTCGCCGCCATCTGCGAGATAAGATTCTTCTTGTCAGCGATCTCCGTCTTAACGGCAAAGGTACGCTCAAAAGCGTCATGCTTCTTGGTGTTGACCCACTCACGGATGCTGTCTTTAATGCCGTCCATCTTGCCCTCAACGGCAATCAGTTCCATCGCACGTTCGGCAGTAGGATCTTCCTGTGCAAGAACCTTCTTCAGTTCTGCGATGTTCGCTTCCAGGGCGGCTTTCTGCTTGTAGAGCGTGTCCGTGTCCTTGTCCACCTTCGATGCTTCAAGACCGATAATGCGTTCGGGAATTGCCTTGCACATCTCATCCGCTTTCTTCTTCGTAGCCTTGTTCATCGCATCAAGTTCCTGCATGGAGTAGTTCTCAAGCAGTTCGGCGGCATCCTTCGTGTCATCGTTCATCTGTGCAATCTGAAGGTCAGATTTCGCAAGTGCCATCTCAAAGAGTGCCTTACGCATATCAGCCGTCTTCTGATTCGTGAATGCCATCGGATGCGAAAGCAGGAACATCTTGTCTACATCAATTCCGTATTCAAGGAGCTTCGCTTTGAGATCCCGTGCCGTGATCGGGACAGAATTGAATTCATACTTGTTCGACAGAGCGACCTTGTTCAGACCGCCGCTTACCGTCCGGCTGATAGTCTGAAACTTCGTGATCGTGATTTCCTTGCCGTCAACATCGAGGATTGCCGTAACCTTCGGCTCACACTCTTCCCTGTCAAGCGGCAGGATTGCAGGATTCGATTTCCCGTCATAGTTCTTGTCGCAGAACAGCCAGTAGAAAGCGTCTGCAATCGTGGTCTTGCCAGTACCGTTCTCTCCGCAGATGCTTGTCACATCGAAGAACGGGACAGCAATATCGTTCGTTACGCACTTGAAATCATGAATATCAAGGGTCTTCAGTTTCATCTTCATCGCTTTTTCCTCACTTTAAGGCTTCAGAAATCTTCAGCACGTTATCGTGGATTCTCCGCACATACTCTTTTTCTGTACTTGTATCTCCACGAATGTTCATCAGCAGTTCCTTCATCGCTTCGTTCATGTTCTTCAGTTCGACCAGAATCTTGTTGTCGATAGCAAGGAGCTGTGTAAAGGCATCTGCCAGTTCCTTGTCAGCCTGTTTCTTCTCCGGCTGTTTCTCCTGCTCCGGCGCATCGTCCAGTTCGATGCAGTACGCTCCTTCTTCCGCAAACAACGCCCGTTCAAACCGGGCAACGCTCTCACGCACAAACTTGTTGCCGTTTTTTGAAGAAGACAGCATATTTGTAAGCGTGTTCTTCGCTAAACCGAGCCGTTCACATACCTTGTCTGCCGTCAGATTCATCCGCTTCAAATCGGCACGGATTGCATCTGCGTTCAAATAAACCGTATCTCTCATCGCTTCCCCCCTGTTATTCGAACCATTCGGTTACATATCTTTTCTGAATTCTGATGTTTGACTGGCTGCGAACGACCGCGCTACCGGGGAAAGGTCTTGCATTCTCCCGGCTGAATGCGTCATACTTTGCGCATTTCTCGCGGACTTCCTCAAGCTCCTCAATCGCTTCGGCTTCGCTAAAAGTGTTGCTGAATGTTGGTCTTCCTAAACCAACAACACAAGCCGTAGAATCATAATGGTAAGTTTCCCCGGACTTTACATGAAATTCGTCCGCATCGCAGACGATCCTATACTCGACCGCTGTTACAAGTTCTTTTCCGTCAATGCGGTAGACCGTTTTCTTGTCCGCATCCTTCCAAAATCTTTTCATCGCTTCCCCCTTTGCCTGTGCTTACAGTTCTTCTTTCACATACAGATAGCCGATTACCCACGCTCCGCATCCGACCATAAGAGCCAGGAAGAAGATCGTGTTCTCGCTGTCCAAACAGCAAGCTGCGAATAACCCTACTATTGCTACCAGTACCGTGAATCCTTTGAGAAATGCTTTCATCGCTTTTACCCCTTTATTAACTGTCCCCATGCTGTGCGTCCTACTCCTGCTGCTTCGGCTATTTCTATTCCCCTTGCCATAGTCAGCGTTTCCGGCTTCTGCCTATACCGATTGAGTGTGCTTTGCGGTATTCCTGTTTCCCGGCTGATCTCTGCCATGTTGAGGTGGAGCAGAAACCGCCTTACCGCTTTGTTTGGATCATGAATCAACATCTTCCAGTAACTCTTCGACCGATACGTTCAGTTCGTGAGCGACCTTAACCAGGCTGATAGCAGTAGGCTGATGATCGTTCCATTTCCTAATGCCGCCATACTTCAGACCGCAATCACGTTCAACCGAGCGAACCGACCGACCCTGTTTTTCACACAGGGATTTAATCTTGTCATAAATCATTCGCTTTCTCCTTATGCTGTTTTCAATGTGCCTTTTGGATTTCCTGCTGTGAAACTTTTGATCTTCGGACGGGAAACAATTCGATTCATATTGACAGAATGAGGAATATCTTCTACAATTTGAGTGCTATCACAAACTGAATATAGACTTGAAACCCGATCATCATGAGGAAATGTTTCACCGCCCAAAACCTATTATAGCGGATGTTTCCCTCATGTCAAGACCCTTTATGGAATTTTTTCAATAGCAAGTGAGGGAAAAGAAAATGAACCTTGTAGAACGTATCGAAGAACTCTGCCAGGAACAGGGAATGTCCGTTAGAAAACTTTCAATTCTGTGTGGATTCGACCCGTCCACGATTAGAAAGTGGAAAGACCACGCCCCGAATTATGAGAAGCTGAAGAAAGTAGCGGATCTGCTTCAGACTACGCCGGAGTATCTTATAGACGGTGTACAAGAAAATGTACCGCCCTTCGGTTATTATTTGAATCCGAAGACGGTCATGAAAGCACGGCAGCTTTATCTTGAAGGGATCGTATTTGACGCAGGACGGAACGCAACGCCCGAAGAACTTGAAATGGTAGCGCAAATGATAAGGACGCTGAAGGACAAGAATGAAGATGGATGATGTCTATGTTTATGAAGTCACGTTCCCTGTCACGGGGATCAGCGAAGCCGTTTGTGTATGCCCTACTGGTTACACCGTATACATCGACAGCAGACTATCGCCGCAAGGCAGGATCGTAGCCTACGAACACGCACTAAACCATATCCGCAAACTGCATCTTGAACAACGGCAGGACAAGGATATTCAGACGGTAGAGATCGAAGCACATGAAGAGAGCGGCTGCCCCACCACAAGACAACCGCTCAAGCACAGCACAAGGGAAGCGATGTAGACCCTTGGCATCTGTATTGTAGCACAGGGAATTCAAGATGGCAAAAGCGAAAAAATTAAAATCCGGCTCATGGCATTGTCAAGTCATGGTAGACGGGAAGCGGAAGTCATTTACTGTGAACGATCCCACCCGTCAAGGGAAGTATGAGTGTGAGCGTTTAGCCGCCGAATGGAAAGCGACCGTCCAGGATAAGACCCCGACAGGGAAGACGGTTGAGGATGCTCTTGCTGATTATATTTCTCTGAAGCAGCAGAGCTTGTCTGCCAGTACGCTCCGCAGTTATCGGATCATCGCCAACAATGCGTATAACAGTATTCTGAAGTGCAAGATAGAGGATCTCGATAACAGGATCGTCCAGGGATGGATTGACGAATACAAGAAGACGCACAAACCGAAGACAGTAGCAAACGCCTATGGTTTACTGGAAGCCGCTCTGTACGAAGCCGCTGCCGTCCGTTTCAAAATCCGATTGCCGGACAGACAAGAGCCGGAATACTTCACGCCGACAGACGAAGATGTGAAGCATATACTGAACGAAGTGAAGGGAACGGAACTTGAAAAGGCAGTTCTGCTTGCCGCATTTGGAACGCTCCGAAGAGGGGAAATCTGCGCTCTGCGAAGGGAAGACATTAAGGGCAGCACAGTTACCGTCAGCAAGGCTGTCGTATGGACAGGCTATGAGAACGCTTTGAAGCCACCTAAAACCGCTTCTTCTGTTCGGACGGTAAATCTACCGCCTAAAGTCATAAAGACGCTCCTACGCGATTGTGAGCGTTCTGACGGCATGATAGTGAATATGACACCCACGCAATTATCAAATGCGTTCAGACGGGCAGTACGAAGAGCAGGAATACCGCACTTCCGATTCCACGATCTACGAGCCTACAGTGCATCAATCCGACACGCTTTAGGAATACCCGATCAATACATCATGGCAGATGGCGGCTGGAAGACGGATACCGTTCTGAAGAAGGTCTATCGGCGGTCTATGGAAGATAAGAGGAAGGAATTTTCCAAAGTTACGAACAGTTACTTCAACAAGATTTACTAACGATTTACTTACGAAATTTCGGAAATGCCCGTAAAATAAGGCAAAAACGAGTGTTGTGAGTGTTTTCGAATCCCACTCTCTCCGCTAACTAACTAAAGGTCTGAAATCGCCCGAAAATACGGCAAATGCCCGAAAGTACGGTGGTTTCAGACTTTTTCTATCCACTAAATTATCCACTAAAATCTCTCACATATGAGAGATTCAGACCCTTTATCCACAAATTTTTACTTACGAATTTACTTACGAATGTCAGACAATTCTGAAAATAAAAAAAGCCTGTCACCCATTACTGAATGACAGGCAAGCGAAAAGGATGGAAAACCCTATCGCGATAGGCAGTTATTCTGCGGCTACGAAGAACTTCAGCGTGTAGCCTTTGACCTTGCCGCACTTGATACCGTAGAAATCTCCGGCATCCTCAAAAATCTCGACCTCATCGTTCGCAAGAGCCGTGCCGATCACCTCTGAATGAAGATCCGGCTGCTTCCGAATGTTGACAGCATTACATTTGCAAATCACTCCGTACCTAATCTGCTTCGGAGCTTCTTTCTTTTTAACCATCGTCTTCCTCACTTTCCGTTTATCTTCGCTTGGACAGCGGCGTATCTGTTTCCAAGAACCGTCTTCCGAACATCGCCGTTGCCGTACTTGCCCCGGAGCGTTTCTTTCACAAGCGTAGAAGTCAGCGACCAAGCGATGTGGTTTATAAACTTCTGCACTTCAGTGTAGCGTGAGCCAAGGATCTGTTTCCGTGCTTCGCCCGAACCGTAAAGACCCTTCATCGTTCTGTAGGCAAGCGTCAGCGTAGATGCTTTCGCAATATCGGTCTGCGGATTCAGCGGCGTAGTAGCAGGAGCAGTATTACCCTTGCACCAGTTCATCCAATCGACCTTCTTCATCTCCGTGTAGTTCCTGTCGATACCGCCGCCAGCCGTGTACTGCCAAATCGTATAGTGCGTCCACGGGGTAAGTCTGTACTTTGAGGGGAAGGGCGGCACAAGCCAAGAATTCTGATTGTACGGGTATCCGGCAAACCACAGCGGATATTTGTTGGCGATCAGTTTGTTCTGATAGATTCCTTCCATGCCCGTGTAGAGGAAGCAAGTCACGCCAGTTTTCTCTTTCACACGGTCAAGGAACTTACTGCACCACGCCTTGTTGCCCCACACCCGATTGTTCTGTCCTTCCCAATCGAGCGCAAGAAGGATCTTCCCAAGGTACGGTTTTACCACGCTGATGAAGTAATCGGCTTCCTGCACGGGCGATCCCTGTCCTGTGGCGTAGTGATACGCACCAATGAGCTTGCCCTGTTTAAGGGAAAAGTCCACCGCCCATGTGAAGTAGGGAACGTATTTTGAATAATTCGTGCCGTCCGTAGCCTTGCAGATAACGAAGTCCGCATTAAGGAAAGCGGAAGTAGTGACAGGATTAAAAGGCTTCCCATTCCAGTGGGAAATATCAATACCCTTCATCGTACTCCACCTTCTCATCTTCCGGCTTGTAGTTCTTACTGGAAATAGCAAGACAAGCCCCAAGGCAGACACCCAAAGCACTGACCGTAGCCGCGATTTCAGCCCCATACCCGAAGCCCCAAATCTCCGTAAGAGCCGTAATCAGCGTGACAATCGGGACGATCATAAGAGAAATCTTCTTCAGAATGTCATACGTTTTGTTGCTCATAGTCATGGTAATCACTCCTTTCAGATTCCAAGGACGGCATGGATGCCGAACCCGACAACGGCGGCAATCACAAGCCAAATGACCTTCTTCCAGTTTTCGGCAGGCTCGGCTTCGATCTTTTCTAACCGCTCTCCCTGTTTTGACAGTTCCTTCTGCATATTCTCGATATTCGTAGCGATCTTCTGCACAGAGATAGTCAAGTCGGTGAGAGTATTCAGACTTTCTTCCAGTTTGTCGAGCCGCCTGTTCTGCCTGTGTTCCTCTGCGTCTATCCTGTCAACCGTTGCCCCAAATTCCGCTTTTGTGATGTTGTCTTCCATGCTGCTCTCCTTATGCTGTCCTGTGCCAACGATTTACAACAACGTATGGCTGCATATTGTTATGTGCCTGTCCACCACCAGTATCAGCCGTGCGGATATTTCCTTGATTGCCAACGCTATTGTTAGTCGGAATCGTCCTGCCCGAACCAGTAGCGAAGTTGTTGTCATAACCGCTGTTCCTGTTACGGATATGGCTGTGAGCAGGAATTTCATCAACCGTCAGCGTGTGAGTAGCTTCACCACCAGTAGCACCGACCGCATAATTCGCTCCTGCTCCAATATGAACAAGACCCTCTGTTTCAAGCGACCATGTGCCGCCCCATGTTACATTCGGATCAAACGATGTATCAGATGTTTCGTAGTACGAACCAACAGGATAAAAAATATCGAAGATGCTTGTCAGATTTCCTGCATAATCTCCGCACTTAACCCGACCATCCCAATCGACCGTGAGAGCGTTTGAACGTGCGTTATCTGCCGTTCCATTTCCGATTTCAACGGCGTTTCCGCTTTGGTTGTCATTAAACTTCCCAAGCGCGGTTTGAGCTTCATATCCGGCTATTGTTACGCGATTTTGAGCATGGGAATATGACCCACTTGCGGTACATTGATCGCCCTCCGCATGAGCCATGCCGCCGCTTGCCGTTGTGCTTACTCCTTCTGAATGAGAACCCAACCCAGTTGCTTTAGACGAACATTCTGCATGAGAGTAAATCCCGGACGCAACTGATTCCGATCCCTCTGCGTGTGCCGCCTTGCCGGAAGCAATACAGTTTTCTCCCTCACGGACGCTCGATAGTCCAATGTCGCCAAGACCCGAAGAACCAAACGTATAAAACGGAAACCGCCCAGTAGCCGTATAGGTTATAACAAGATACGCAGCCCCGATGTTTAACAGAGAGGTAACTTCCCCGGATGATATAGTAACAACAGTAGAACCGCCAACAGGAAGAGAATACTTTGAAATATCTCTCCCATACAAATATCCGTAAGAAGAATCATACGCTCTAACGCTATCTAATGAAGTCGCTTTCCACGGAAGACTAATCGTAGATTCGCCAGTAAATTCGACCCAATCTTTTTTCGACAAATAAGTGGAAGATTCAAGTCTACCGACCTCAAAAGTCTTATGGGAGTATTCATTATTAAATGTCTGCCCATTCGTTGAAATTGTAACAATTTCTTCAAGAGCGTTCCGAAGGGCGATGCCGTTACTTCTTATTAAAGTATTGCCCCCAGCCGGAGTGTTCTCAAAGTCATCCTGCGGAATCGTAGTGATATGCGCTCCAGTATCAGAACCCGTAGCCTTGAACCAAAAGTACTGGTCTGTATTGTCAGCGATAGTCTTCGCTTCGTTAGCCGTCTGCACCGCTTCAGCGATTTCGGGAGCGACATTGAGATAGTTCTTGATCCTCTCCGAATAAAGAGCCGCACTGTTCCTTGCAGGAGTAGCCGCAGCACTAACGCTGTTCTGCCGATTCTGAATAGTGAAGTCAGTAGAAGAAACAAGAACGCGATATTCAGTTCCCTTGCCGTCATAGATAGCCGCCACATCTCCGGCTTGCAGATACGGGGAAGAAAGATGCGTCCAGTTCGCTTTACGATAAGTCATTCCCACAACAGCAGCACCGATAGTATCAACGATGCCCTGTGCGTTAGTCGGCGTAACAAGCGGATTCCCCTCGATGCTCAACACGTTCCCGTCAGCACCGTTCTTATACTCACGGAGCAGAGAAGAAGAACCTGGATCTTTCAGCACGGCACGAACTCCAGTAATAACCGAATCGTCCATCGCCGTATTGATCGTGTAAAGCGCAGGAATATCAACAAGACCAGTGCCGGACGCAAGAGCCGCCACATCATACCATTTCAGTTCGATCCTGCCGTTCTCGTTAGCGTAAGCGTTACAACAGGCGATCTGTGCGATGTACGATAAAGCCTGTCTGAAAGTAGTACCGCTCTCCCACGGAGCTTCCGAAAAAGAAAGCGTGTAATTCGGGAAACTCGCAGTAACAAGAGCGTGACCGCACTCCGCACAAATATCCTGTGCCATCTGTAGCAGAGTAGCCGGATAAACAAGGCTGCTCGTCAGTTCCCTGTCGAACTTCGAAAGAGCGTCAAGGCAAGTCAGCGCAACCACAGAATTGTTAAAGTCCTGCCCGTTCACATAGTAAACGCCACGCTGAAATGTTTCCGTCACTCCCGTAGTAAGGTCAAGGGAAATCTGCACGTTCACAACAGCGTTTGCAAAATCGTAAGCGTCAAACTGTCCTTTCATATTGTTAAGGATAATCTGACACTCGTTGATAATGACCGAACCGAACTCAAGGATCTCGTCACCCGATACGGATTCGTTGATCGAAAGACCGTTCGCCATCACATCAGTAGGCTGAATGTTCAGAACCGTGCTGTCCGCAAGGGTGATCGTTATGATCGGCATAAACCGCCTATTGTCATTACTGTTTACATCAGTAAGAAAATCATTCGATACCGCAATCATAGCGTTACCTCTCGATGATGTTGAAGGACAGCGAAGAATAGATCCCCAACGCCCAGTTGTAGAGCGGTGAAGACCTATCCCCTAAATAGAAGCACTTCGTCTGCTGTGTAGCCGTAGTCGGATCGTTGTACTTCACATAGAAGTATTCGTGAGCCATGAACGTATTGAGCAGAGAGCGGCAATCGTCCTTCGACAGATTCGTCCACGAAAGGCTGATAGTCCGCTTCGTGACGATAGTCTGCTTGTGCATAAGACCCGTGAGATCCCGACCGCTATCGGGTGCGCTCTCATCGTAAATGTTCACCTGGAACGTAGAAGGTGTCTTCACAGCAACGGTTGTTCCGGCTGTCTGCCCTACTTCAAGAAATGCCATAAGAACACCCCCTTATGCGAACGCATTTGCCCGATAGTTACGGGACGCATTACCACGCTGAACCGCTCTCGCAAGAACCTCGTCATTCTGCGTCTTCACAGTTACATTGATTTGATAGGGCATCGAATTGCTATTGCCACCGCCAACAGCAGCGACCATCGCCCTATACACGCCGCCTTCAATTCCGCTAATTATCTGATCGTTATTGGCAACCGCCGTTCTGCTCCCTACGCGACCTACAAGCTCTGGTCCGGCTTCTCTTGCTACGAAGACTTGTCCGGCATCAACGAAACCACCTTCCGCTTTCAGTTCCATTGTCGCGCCGCCCTTGCTGATAATCTTGTCAGCTTGGAGCGTGAACCCTGTCAGCGTTTTGTTCAGAACAACCACGTTGCCTTGAAGGTCTACAACCACCTTCCTGCTTCCGTACTTGTTATATTCCTTCGTCATTTTGTTCCACGAAGCAGTATCTAAAGCACCGTGCAGTTTCTTGTAGATGTCCGTAATCTTCTTGTTCCCGACTTGTTCCCATTTCCCTTTTAACTTGTTCCACGAAGTAGTATCTGTAGCACCGTAAGCCTTTTTGGTAGCAGTTGTAACGCCCTTCGGAATCGAATCGTATGCTTTCTTCGCAGTTTCAACGGAACTATCTACGATACCTTTGACCTTAATAGTCGCATCGAACGTGTTTCCTGCACCCTGGTCAGCGGTAGTTCCGTTTGCGTTCCCAACGAGATCCGATGCCGCTTCCATGCCTTTAAGAACATCATCAACACCAAGGAGTTTCCCGACCGCAGTATCTTCGATGCTTTCAAGGAAGCCTTTAATGATTGCCTGTTGGATCTTGATTTTCGTAACTGGCATCTTAAAGGCGGCTATAATTATCTTTTCGATAACAGTGCCGAATTTCTCCGCAAGCGTATTGATCTCTCCGTTGTCCCCGGCAAGACCGTTAAAGACTTGTTCGATAGCGTCCGTAATACCTTTTTCAAACTCATCCCATTCATCAGCATCCGGCAGAAGACCACCAACAAAATCAACAAGCGCGGTAAGAGCAAGGCGAACAGTTGCCCCGATGCTCTCCCAACCCTTTTGAGTGTTCATCGTGTTAAACCACGATTTGATACCGTTCTTGATATTCGTACCAAGAGAGGTGAACAGT